AAGAAAGTTTATTATGATCCTAACTTAGAACGCCAAGTTTCTATGTATGTAACTGCAGAAGATATTGTAGTTCCATATGGTGCGTCATCACTAGAAATGGCTGAACGAGTAACGCATATGATGCGTAAGACTCCTAATGAAATTCGCAAATTACAAGTAGCTGGATTTTATCGCGATGTAGATTTAGGTGAGCCATTCTTAGATGTTGATGAAGCTGAGAAAAAAATTGCAGAAAAGATGGGCTTTAACCCATCAGAAGATGATCGATATAAAATCTTAGAAATGCACGTCACAATAGATTTAGAAAATGGTGATAGTGAAGACGGCATAGCGCTACCATATGTTGTAACAATTGAAAAAGGTACAGGTACTATTCTAGCGATTAGACGTAACTGGGACCCAGAAGATAAATTAAAAGCTAAGCGTCAACACTTTGTTCACTATGGTTACATTCCAGGATTTGGATTCTATTGCTTTGGTTTAATTCATTTGATAGGTGCCTTCGCTAAATCAGGTACGATGATATTACGTCAACTTGTTGACGCAGGTACTTTATCAAATTTACCAGGCGGTATGAAGTCACGTGGTCTACGCATTAAAGGCGATGATACTCCGATTGCACCAGGTGAATGGCGTGACGTAGATGTACCAAGTGGCGCTATCAGGGATAATATATTACCTCTACCATATAAAGAACCAAGTCAAACATTAGCATTGCTAATGGATAAGATTATAGAAGAAGGTCGTGCGTTCGCTAATGCAGACGGATTAAAAGTATCTGATATGTCTGCTAACGCTCCAGTCGGTACTACACTAGCAATCTTAGAAAGAACTCTCAAAGTAATGTCAGCTGTACAAGCTCGTATTTACTATGCGATGAAACAAGAGTTTAAACTTCTTAAAGGCATTATTCGTGATTACACTCCAGAAGAATATTCATATGATCCAGATGTAGGTGATCGTCGTGCTAAACAAGCAGACTATGATAACGTAGATGTCATACCAGTATCAGATCCTAACGCTGCTACGATGTCACAAAAAGTTGTTCAGTATCAAGCTGTGATGCAGTTAGCACAAGGCAATCCTGACATTTATGATATGAAAGAGCTTAATAAACAAATGCTTGAAGTATTAGGTGTTAAAAATATTAGTAAGCTTATTCCGTCTGGCGATGATCAGAAACCAAAAGATCCAGTATCTGAAAATATGGCTATGATTACAGGTGAACCTGTTAAAGCGTTTATCTATCAAGATCATGAAGCTCATATTACAGTTCATATGGCATTCAAAGATAATCCTAAATTAGCACAAATTGCTGGTCAAAGTCCTAATGCCGCAAACATTCAAGCTGCTATGGAAGCACATATTGCAGAACACTTAGCGTTTGAATATAGAAAACAAATTGAAGAACAATTAGGTGCACCTCTACCAAATCCTGATGAAGTTTTACCAGAAGATGTTGAAGTAGAGTTATCACGTTTAGTTGCTCAAGCTGCACAAAAACTAAATCAAAAAGATTCTGCTGCGATACAACAACAACAAAATGAAGCTCAACAAAATGATCCATTGATTCAAATGCAACAACAAGAACTTCAAATTAAGCAACAAGACTCACAAGCCAAAGCGCAAAAAATGATGGCTGATCATGAACTTGAACAACAAAAACTTCAAGCTTCACAAGCACTAGATCAACAAAAACTTGAATTAGAAAAAGCTAAACTAGAATTAGAAAAAGCTAAAATGGAAACTCAAGAAAGAATTTCTGGCGCTCAGTTAGGATTTAAAGCAGTAATGGATAATAAAAAATTAGACGCAGAAGAAGAGCGTACTAAAACTGACAACATGTTAGAGGGAATGAAGTTTGGTGCAGAACAACAGCATAGAAAACATGACCTTGAACACGGCCATAAACAAACTGATTTAAGTCATATGGAAAAAATAAATCAAATGATGTTACAAAAACGCCAACATGAAGCTAACTTGGAACATCAAAAAGAACAAGCTAATAAGCAAAAGGAATTACAAAAACCTGAAGAGGAGTAACACATGGATCAAACGTTAGAGCTATTATTGTCTCAAATAGCTGATAGACGCAATCAAGCAATTTTAAGTTTGGGAGACGGTGCAGCGAAAGACTATGCAGCGTACCAAGAAATGGTGGGTTTTATTCGAGGTCTATCCACTGTTGAAGGATTAATTAAAGACCTTGCAAAACGAATGGAGACATACGACGATGAGTGACATACTCACAATGAATAAGAATCTGTTAGACTCAAATGGTCGACCGATTGTTATTCCAACGATAGGCGCAGTAGAAGCAGAAGATATACCGATTGAAGAACGTGGTCTACAGTTGCCTGAACCTAAAGGATACAAGATTCTTTGTGCAATTCCTGATGCTTCAGAAACATATAAAGGTGGCATTGTAAAAGCAGATTCAACTAAAACTATTGAAGAACATTCCACAGTAGTTTTGTTTGTAGTAAAAGTAGGTGACCTAGCTTATAAAGACGAGACTAGATTTCCTACAGGTCCATGGTGTAAAGAGGGTGATTTTGTTCTAACACGTGCATACGCAGGTACTAGATTTAAAATCCACGGAAGAGAATTCCGCATTATTAACGACGATACAGTCGAGGGGGTTGTTGAAGATCCTCGTGGCTATACTCGCGCATAAGGAGAACTAAATGGCTGAGCAAAAAGAAACCGAGATAGTATTCGAATATCCCGATGACATGGAAGTTTCAGGAAATAAATTGCCTGATGAAAAAGAAGTCGAACTAAAAGAAGTAGAGTCTAAAGAAAATGAAACAAAGGTAGACGCTAAGGTCGATGATTTTGATCTTGAGATAGAAGACGATACACCTGCACAAGATAGAGGCCGCGAACCTTTACCTAGAGAGGTAGTAGATGAGATTGAAAAAGATACTCTTGACGATTATTCAGATAGAGTAAAACAACGTTTATCACAGTTGAAAAAAGTTTGGCATGACGAAAGACGTGCTAAAGAATCAGCTGACCGGGAAAGAGAAGAAGCAATTCGCTTTGCTCAAACTATCGCGTATGAAAATAAACGGCTAAAATCAACTTTAAGTTCTGGTGAAGAAGACTATGTAAAAACTTTATATGGTGCGTTATCTAGTCAACTTGAAGTAGCTAAACGAGATTATCGTGAAGCGTATGATTCTGGTAATACAGATAAGATTATTGAAGCTCAAAGTAAAATGAATGACACCCAATTAAGGTTGTCTCAAGTTCAAAGTTATCAGCCTCAATTCAGAAATACTGGACAAGAGTTTGAAAATCAGGTATATATACCACAAAATCAACCTCAAGTTGCAAAACCAGATAGTCGAGCCTTAAAATGGCAAGAAAAGAATGACTGGTTTGGTTCTGATGAGGAAATGACAAGCCTTGCATTAGGCTTACATGAAAAATTAGTTAGAAATGGGGTAGATCCTACTTCTGACGATTATTACCGTCGTATTGATAGTACGATGCAAAAACGATTCCCAGAATACTTTGGGGATGCAACGCTGGACGAGGATACACCCGCCCAACGCAAACCTTCGACTGTAGTTGCTCCGGCAACGCGTAGCACCGCGCCTAAAAAAGTGCGTCTGACAAAGACACAAGTAGCGTTAGCCAAGAAATTTGGTTTAACACCGGAACAATATGCAAGAGAAACTTTAAAATTGGAGAGAACAAATGGATAACACAAGAGTAGATCGTGAACAAGATACAAGAGATGATTTTCAAAGACCTGATAGCTGGAAACCTGCATCATTACTACCTGATTTTAAAAAGGTACCTGGTTGGGCTTATCGATGGGTTCGCACAAGTACGATGAACGAAGCTGATAATCTAAATGTATCCTCCAAAATGCGTGAAGGATGGGAACCCGTTAAACTAGCGGACCACCCTGAAATGAAGTTAATGGTCGACCAAAATTCCCGTTTCAAAGACGGCGTTGAAATTGGTGGCTTATTGCTTTGCAAGATCCCAGAGGAGTTCGTTGCACAACGAAAGGCTCATTATGCTGCGCAAGCACAACAACAAGCCGATGCAGTTGACAACAGCTTCTTAAAACAAAGTGATGCTCGTATGCCTCTTTTCGCAGAGAAGAAGTCCACAACATCCTTTGGTAAAGGTAAATAATATAAATATAAGGAGATTACTATGTCATATCCAACAGTAACCGCTCCATACGGATTAAGACCTATTAATCGTTTTGACGGCATGCCATATGCTGGTGCTACTAATCAGTACCCAGTAACAAGTGGTCAAGCAGTTTATAACGGTCAAGTGGTTGCATTCGTAAATGGCGGTACAGTATCACCAGTAGCATCCCACACAGCTAGTACTT